AAAAAAATTTAAAGATAAGATACTATCTGCTGTAACTCGTGATATGAAACATTATCGAGATCAAGTTAATCAAGAGCTAGAGAATAGAAGAAATTTTTATTATGAAAAGGTTCATGGAAACATAGAATTTTTTATTAAACACTTTGGTTTAGAATTTATTTTAGAAAACTACAAAAAAAATAAAAAACAAAATTTTGTAAAAAGTGTAGGATTTGATCTTGATAAAAATGCAGTTATGGTACGCAGAACAGAGTTTACTGACTATTCAGAAAATTGTTTAATTAGAAATACCGTTGGTAATGAAAAATTATTAGTTACCAAAGTAGATAATAATTATCCTTTCTGGTTTATAGATAGCGGATATACTAATTTTTTAGAACCAAACAAACGTTGGCATCGATTAATACAAAATCATTTGCACTATGGGAAACTGTTCGAGGCGCCTGTAGATAGATTAGGAAATTTTAAATCTTTTCCAGCACAATGGAGAGAAAACGGTGAATATATTCTAATCATAGAACCAGGACCGTTCGCGGCTCAAATTTTTCATTGCGATCTGAAAACATGGAAGTATGATGTTGAAAAAGAGTTAAAACAATATACAGATAAAAAAATTAAATTTCGTGAAAAAGCACCTAAAAATGAAAGAACCAATCTTTACAAAGAATTATGCGATGAGGATTATTACTGTATAGTAAACATTAATAGTAATGCCGCTACCGAAGCGATATGGGCAGGAATTCCGGCGATTACTTTAGATCGCCATATTACTAATCCAGTAACCGTGAACAAATTAAGTGATGTAAACAACTTGTATCGAGGAAATTTAGCAAATTGGTTATGTGCATTAAGTTACAGTCAGTTTACAAAAGAAGAATTATTAAATGGTACAGCGTTAGCTGTAGTACGAAAATATCATGTTTAAGGCCGTGGCATATTATGGTGGAATTCCTGCAAGGAATAATAATCCGGAAAAACCGTTAATACTTGACAATTTTTTAACAGGCGTTAGGGCTAGTGGTGACGAAGCAATCGCACATAGAGGGATGAATCCTATTCCTTGTGATGTTGCACTTATACAAGGTTTCGTACACGAACATGGAAAAACTGCTCCTCATTTAATATTAAGAGCTCAAGCCATAGAAATGCAAAAAAACAGCGGTAAAAAATCTTTAATTGTAGATAGTAATTTATTCTTATATGCAGATCCGGGAAATACAAAAACCTATTTAAGATATAGTTTCGACGGAGTATTTCCCACAACTGGATTTTATTTTGACGATGCACCAGATCCGTTAAGATGGCAGAAAATTAGTACTAATTTAGGGATCTCATTAAAACCTTGGAGAACATCAGGTCAACATATTTTAATCTGTTTACAAAGAAACGGCGGATGGTCCATGAGGGGGTTGCCTGCACAGGTTTGGTTAGATCAAACTATCGTCCAAGTAAGACAATACATGCCTACAATGCCAATAATTATTAGATTGCATCCTGGTGATAAAAAAATGCCTAGGATGATAAGAATAAATCATAAAAATGTAACCATAAGTCGCAATCCGAGATTAACAGACGATTTACAGAATGCTTGGGCTACTGTAGTTTATAATAGTAGTCCTAGTGTCGCTAGTATTATAGAAGGAATACCAGCATTTCTTACCGATCCTCAACCGATGTATAGTCAAAGTTACCCTGTATCTAATTTAAATCTTGCTGATTTACCAAATCCTAAATTACCTGAAAGACAGAGCTGGATTGAAAAAATTTCTATGTGCCATTGGAATTTTAATGAAATGAAATCAGGAGAGGCTTGGCAGTTTTTTAGAAGATTTATCTAAACTGTTGCCAGTAAGGTTCTGTACGTTGTATTTTTAAATCATCTCTTTTGCTTTTGCCTAAATGTTTCCTTCCACCTTTAAGATGATCTAACCAAGCACCCCACTCGCAGTTGATTAACGGATGGCCTTCTCCTGTTGACATTCGAGGGTTAGGTCTTAGATCTGATAACGATTCACTCCAATTAAATGAATTTAAATTAAATTTTTCACGAACCCTATCAAACACAAAACTATCGTGCCATTCTGCCATAGTAAAAATTCCAGTTTCTGCTTCGTCATAGACACGCTGAAATTCCTTGAGAAATTCTCTACATCCTGGAGTGGTTAGATGCATCGCATAGAGTCCGCATTCGCTGTACTTTCCTTTTCTACCAAGATAACAAAGTTCTTTCTTACCTGGAAGCATTCTGTTAATGTCTTTCAGTGTGATTGGACTATGACATATAGTATCGGCATCCATCCACAACAGCCATTCTGTATTACATTCGTTAGCACAAGAAAAAATACTGTAAACTTTGTGTGCAAATCTAATGGCGTGCCATTTGAATCCTTTACCCGAATCTTTTCTTTTACTTCTAATAGGATCAGCACTAACATCTCCATTTGCTTTTGGAATATTTTTCCACTTTTCTTTGAATGCAACTAGTTCAGGACTTGAAGAATGTAAATCTTTAACGATAAGATTAGGTGCAGATTCTGTCACTTCGCAATCTTCAGCATAGACATACAACTTTATATCACTAGGCCAATTTTTTAAAAAAGTTTCGATCATTCTTTTTCCATAAAGATCGTATCCTGCTTTATGAAAAGTAGTTATTACTGAAATTGTCATTTTCCCTGTTTCCATACATGAAAAGTTTTAAATTGCGAAATTGCTTGAAACCTATAGGTGTATAGTAATTTTGATTTATCTCTGCCTATAATATCTCTGCCTTCGATTAGTATCATAGAGTTGCCTTTAACTAGTATCGGAATCAATGGCGACAAATCATTAGTTTTATCTTTATCAACAAATGTCATCGTAATACCTGTAAAATCATTCAACTGATGTAAATCTGGAAGATAAACAATATTTTTTGCTCTAACTTTTAATGGATCATTACTTAAAACAAATACAGTATTAAAGAGATCTAAGATTTCTTCTAATTTATTAAATGCAGTTCCGTAGATAATAGCATTGTCTAAATCATTTGTAATTTTGGATAATCTTTTTTTAAATTTACTCATAATTCTAATTAAATACTCAGTTATTTATAGAAACCTATGAACTTTAGATTATATCGCGAATACGGAGCACTCAACAGCCATCCTGTGTTTGATGCATTTGAGCAAGGACTCAAGTCTCTTGGACATCATATCACTAATGATGGCGTTCCTGTTATTTGGTCAGTGTTATGGAATGGAAGAATGGCGCAAAACAAAGCCATTTACGATAACTGTCGTATTAATTTAAAAAATATTATTATCATAGAAGTAGGCAATCTTAGAAGAAATATAACCTGGAGAATTTCTATAGGGCATATTAATAATCTAGGACAATTTGCTAATGAGAATGACTTAGATCTAGATAGACCTAAAAAATTAGGCGTTTCTTTAAAAGAAGAAAACAAAAATAGAAAATCTGAAATCTTATTAGCTACACAACATCAAAAAAGTCTTCAGTGGCAAGGTATGCCTCCAATGGATCTTTGGGTAAAACAAACAGTCGATGAAATAAAAAATCATACTGATAGAAAAATCATAGTAAGACCTCATCCTAGATCACTGTTGAAACTAAATTTGCCAAATGTTGAAGTAGAAATTCCTAAACAGATACCCGGCACCTATGATGACTTTGATATAGATTACAATTATCATTGTGTTGTAAATCATAATAGTGGTCCTGCATTACAAGCCGCAATCAGCGGCGTTCCATGTATCTGTGATTTGAGTAGTTTAGCATATCCTGTATCGTCAAAGTTTGAAGAAATTGAAAAAATTTCACTTCCGGATAGAGAAGAATGGTTCTTAAAACTTTGCCATACTGAATGGACCGTAGAAGAAATAGCCCAAGGTATTCCGTTAAAACGCTTAGAACCCTTTATTAATGCTTGACATAGCATTTTAAACTTGTTATAATATAAAAATGTCTCAGAGTTCATACATAGAAGATATCTTTCTCGAATTTTATTCAACCATATTGGTCCAAGGTGTAGTCATACAGCATCAAGATAGAACTGCGGCTTCTAGTTTTTATACTACTATATCAAACGGCAACGCTCTTACGAAAAATCAAGGAAATTATATTTTAAGAATACTAGAGAAATATAAAAATACTATGGCCGACATAGGTGTTGATTATATCGAGGATATAAAAAATCCTCAATGGGCACAACCGTTCCGTGTCATAGATATGAGCAAGAAAGTTTTCGTAGAAACTGATAATGAAAAAAATATTAATGTCTGTTTAAAGTTCCCTTATCAATTATTAGAAGCATTTGATGTTGAGTTGTTTCCCACAACAAACGAATCCGCAAGAGCTATGTGGCATCCAGAACGGAAGATTAGAACCATAAACATCTATGAAGCCAATCTAATACACATTTATGAATTTTGTAAGAAATATGAATTTGAAATAGATGAAACTTTCATGGTAGCACTAAGTGAAGTGGAAGAGATATGGCAAAATCAAGAAGATATACTTCCTAGATGTACAGTGTTTGAAAATCAAGTCATCCTCAAAAATGTAAATGAAGAAACACAACAATGGTTCGATAATAATAAAAATGGAAATATTAATAATGATTTATTTCTAGCCAAAAGTATGGGATTGTTATATGACAAAAACCCTATTACTCACATGGAACGTATAGCATCTACAAATACCAATATGTTCTTTTGGAAACATAATACTAGAGAACTTTTTGAGATGTGCCTGGATATAGAAGGAAAAATAGCTATTATAATGGATCGATCTCAAGACGGATTAGATTGGATTGAACAGATTACGTCTTCAGCAGAAGCCGCAGGATATAAAAATACAGATATCAAAGTTGGATTTAGAACTAGAGCCAATGACGAATCTAATTTTAACGAATGGGTAGCGAACAAAGGATACGGTGGAAAAATGTTAGATGGTAAGATATACATTTTTAACCATAAACCACCTAAGTGGTTGTTTAAAGATAACATTTCTGTTAAAATGTTAATAACAAACGCATTAATTCCAGCGAGTACAAGGTTAACTAGAGAATGGATTTCTAGTCATCCGTGTGTTGTATTTGCTAATGAGTTTGAACCAACCCCGTACAGTGAGGTAGAGATTGGCAAATTGTAAATTAGTAATTAAAGACGAAGTTAACATTAAGTTAGATGGACTTGCTGTCGAAACACGGAGAAAAATAGCGAACAAACTAAAGTATGAATTGCCATATGCCAGACATATGCCTGCTTATAGATTAGGAAGATGGGACGGCACTGTAAGCTTCTTTGGAATAGGCGGTACTGGATTCTTAGCACATCTCGAAACTATTCTTCCGATAGTAGAAGGCGACGGTTATGAAATAGAAGTTGAGGACTTACGACATCCTACTACGTTTGACTTCAAAAAGATAGACGAAAATTATTGGGCAGATCAAGAAAAAGTATGGCCTAAAGGACACGGCGAAGAAGGTAAGCCTATCGTGTTACGTGACTATCAATATGACGTAGTTAATAAGTTTTTGGAGAATCCGCAGTCATTACAAGAAGTCGCTACTGGTGCTGGAAAGACTATTACCACAGCAACACTAAGCCAACTGTGTGAGCCGTATGGTAGGACTATGGTTATCGTTCCTAACAAGAGTTTAGTAGTCCAGACAGAAGAGGATTACATCAACTTAGGATTAGATGTGGGTGTGTACTTCGGTGACAGAAAAGAACTAGGACGCACACACACTATCTGCACTTGGCAGAGTCTAAATGTTTTAGATAAAAAGAGTTATGATTCAGACACATTATCTCTAGCAGAATTCGCAGAAGGAGTTAGTGCTATAATTATTGATGAAGTCCATCAGGCAAAAGCAGATGTTCTCAAAAAATTATTGACACAAAATTTTAAAAACTGTGTAATACGTTGGGGACTTACAGGAACGATTCCTAAAGAAGAATGGCAATATCAAAGTTTGTTAGCCAGCATAGGACCTGTTACAAATAGAGTCAGTGCATATGATTTGCAACAAAAAAATGTTTTAGCAAATCTACAGATTAATATTTTACAGAGCTTAGATGTAGAACAATTTAGAAACTATCAGGAAGAGTATACTTTTCTTGTTACAGATGATACTAGACTAACATGGATGGCAAAAACTATCAATGATGTTAGCCAATCAGGAAATACTCTAGTACTAGTTAATAGGATTGATACTGGAAATAAGCTAATGGAACGCTTACCGGATGCTGTATTCATTAGCGGATCTGTAAAACTAGACGAACGCAAGGAGGAGTATGATGAAATTAAAACGAGTGATAACAAGATTATTGTTGCTACTTATGGTGTTGCCGCTGTTGGTATTAATATCCCTAGGATTTTTAACCTCGTTCTTATTGAACCTGGTAAGTCATTTGTTAGGGTTATCCAGAGTATCGGGCGTGGCATTCGCAAAGCGGAGGACAAAGATTTCGTGCAAATCTGGGACTTAACGTCAACCTGTAAGTATGCCAAGCGTCATTTAACAGAACGTAAGAAATTTTACAAAGAAGCGAAATATCCATTTACAATTACAAAGATTAATATTTAATGTATCCTTTAGAACCTACTACCTTTAAAGAAAATCCATTCGAATGGGAATGGTTTGATAGAGACTTTTTTTGCAGTCCAGATGGAACTAAGGAATTTCCAAATCATCATTGTAAATTAACTTGGATTAAAAGTATTCCTTATATAAAAAATTATCGAAATGCTGTAGATATCGGATGTCGTGATGGAGAGTACACAAGATATCTTCATAAAGATTTTAATCATGTATTTTGTTTTGATTATAGAAAAAGAAAACTTTTTCATAAAAACGTAGATTTAAAAAAGATAACACATTTTAAATGCGGACTAGCTGACGAACATAAGATAGAAAAAGTAAGTGGCGGCGGAAGCATGACCGCTGGAAAAATTCCTAAAGAGAATTGGTACGAAGAACAACTTTATACCTTAGACGAATTTAATCTTCCAGATATAGATTATATTAAAATTGATGTAGATGGATATGAACTTAAAGTTTTAAAAGGGTGTGTTAATACCATAGAAAAATACTCGCCTTTATTAATAATAGAACAAGAAGGAACTGATAGAGATGCTATTGCTTTCTGTCAAACACTTGGATATCAGATAAGTGATTGGGACGATGATCACAGAAATGTAATTATGAGGAAAACTAAATGAAAATATTAACGTTAGAAAATAGAGCATTTGATCTAAATGAATTGCCAGAGGAGGTAGATGAGGGTACGAGATTTAATGTTTTAGACAACAGCAATCCTCAAGAGCCGGATTTCTTTTTTATGCCTCTTATATTTTTAGAATCATTTAACAGTCCTGCAATACTGTTAAACATAGGAGGATACGAAGTACAGATGCCTTTGGATTGGTGTATGGTTGTAGCAGATAGCGAATCCGGATTAGATCCAGAAATACTTCCGCTGACATCAATCAATGAGCGTGGGTTTGACGCAATGGTTTTCAATCCAATTGCAGGATATCGAACAGAATATATGCCTATTGAAATACTTAACATCTATCAAGATGTTAAATGGTATTTTCCTAAAATGAAAAACGGACAATTATTAACTGTTCCGTTAAATGATGATTTAAATCCTCCGTGTGCATATTTTGTTAAAGAAGTTTCTAGACAGAGCGAAATTATACAACTGGACAAATTGCTCTAATGGCGAATAGCAATGATAGATTAATTGTTCCACGAACTATAGAATGGAATAGAAAGAAAAGTAGTAGAAGACATGTTCTTCAGTGGTTAATAGAAACTTATAACTGTAACACTATGATAGAAATTGGTGTGAGAAACGGAGGTACTTCGTTTTATCTTCTTGATCTGTTTCCTAATTTAACAGTATATGGCATAGATACTAATATTAGTCAATTTTATTCTTCTGAAATACAAGAAAAATATGGAGATAGATTAATAGTATTAAAAGGAATGAGTCATACATTGGCTGATTTTATTCCAGATAACTCCATTGATATCATTTTTATAGATGGTAATCATAAGTATGAATTTGTAAGAAAAGATATACAATTATATACTCCTAAACTGAAAAAAGGAGGATTGATAACAGGACATGATATTGACTACCCAGGTGTAAATCAAGCAGTATCCGAGTTAGTAAAGAAATATGATGTCGGTCCTAACAATGTGTGGTTCAAAAAACTCTAAGGTAAATAAACAGAGCACTTAATTAAGGGTAGTTATGATAGAAGGAAAAGTCTGGGGTCAAACTGAACTCATAGAAGCAAATTCTAGTTTAGAATTCCATCGTATAGATATTAAAAAAGGCGGAACTTGTTCTAAACATAAACACAAATTTAAATTCAACGGATTTTATGTTGTATCTGGTAAACTATCTGTAAAAGTTTGGAAGAACGACTATGACTTAGTAGATGAAACAATAGTCACAGAAGGCCAATACACTGTCGTAAGACCGGGAGAATATCATCAGTTCGAAGCATTAGAAAATACGTTAGCTTTTGAATTATATTGGGCACATTTCGATCACGACGACATTGAAAGAACAAGCGTAGGATATATTAGTAAAAAATGAAAATCGGACTAGTTTCAACATTTAGTGATACCGGATATAACGAATATGCACACGTGTTTGTTGATGGTATAGAAAAGTATTTTGATTCAAGCATTGTTATAAATTTGTATACCGATAATGTAAAAATTAATAGTCCAAAAATTAACACCATACCTTTAGAAAATTCAATTCCAGACTTAGTTAAATTTAAAAATAGAAACAAAAATAAATTACATAAAAACTTTTTGTTTGATGCTGTAAGATTTAGTCATAAAAGTTATGCTATTTGGCATGCTTCAGAAAACATTAATACAGACATTTTAATATGGTTAGATGCTGATACGTTAATTAAAAAAGAAATCACTTCGGATTACTTAAAACAATTTCTTCCTAAAGGATACTTTACAAGCTATTTAGGCAGAGCAAGAAATTATACTGAAACTGGTTTTTTAGCATTTAATTTAGGATATCCTTATAGAAAAGAGTTTTTCGAAGAATATAAAGGGTATTATGATAGTGATAAAATTTATACACTAAACGCATTTACAGATTGTCATGTTTACGATGCCACAAGGATTAACTTTGAAAATAATAAGAAAATTAAATCTTTTAATTTAACTCCTGCATTGAATAAAAATAATTTTAATAAAACATTTGTCGGACATATGATTCATTTCAAGGGCGATAAAAAAACAAAAATGTCACAAGGAAGTTTAAAATGAAAAAAATAGCGTTTGTTACCGGATTAACCGGTCAAGACGGTCCGTATCTATCAAAATTTTTGTTAGAGAAAGGATATGAAGTCTACGGTCTTATAAAAAGATATTCCAATCCAAATTTAGATAATATTAAATTTTTAGGAATTGAAAATGATATAGAATTAATTACTGGTGATATCACTGATGAAAATTCTATGAATCATATCATTAAAACTATTAAACCAGAAGAATTTTATAATTTAGCGGCACAGAGTTTTGTTGGCGCTAGTTGGGAACTTAATAAATTAACAACAGAAACAAATTCTATGGGTCCGTTGAACATACTAAACTCTATTAGATTGAATAATCCTAGTACACGATATTATCAAGCAAGTACCAGTGAAATGTATGGAAACAGTGACGGTACTAAACAGCATGAAAATACTCCGTTTAAGCCAAGAAGTCCGTATGGTGTATCAAAACTATATGCTTATTGGATCACTATTAATTTTCGTGAAAGCTACAGTCTTCATGCTTCAAATGGTATTTTGTTTAATCATGAATCTCCATTAAGAGGAATAGATTTTGTTACAAGAAAAATAACCGACGCTGTTGCTAGAATTAAATTAGGGCTTTCAGATACGATAACTTTAGGTAACTTAGATTCTAAAAGAGATTGGGGATTTGCTGGCGATTACGTTGAAGCGATGTGGATGATGGTACAACAAAAAGAACCAGGCGATTATGTTATATCAACTGGCGAACAACATAGTATAGGAGAATTATTAGACGTAGCATTTAATCATGTCGGTATTACTGATTATCAAAAATACGTAAAATCAGATCCAAGATTCAAACGCCCTGCAGAATTACATAGTCTCTGCGGAGACAGCTCAAAAGCAACAGCGTTGTTAGGATGGACTCCTAAAGTAACATTTGAAGAATTAATAAAAATGATGGTCGATGCAGATATTAAAAGATTATCTTAATAAACAATATTACAATATAGTAAGAAGAAAATAATGGCATTAGAAAAACACTTAGGCGGGCATGCTGATAAAACACATTTAGATCATGGTGCTTTAACATTTTTAAAAAATACCTTTAACGCAAAAAGCTATTTAGATATAGGCTGTGGTCCCGGAGGAATGGTACAATTAGCAGAAGAAATGGGTCTGGATTCAAAAGGCATAGATGGAGATTATACTGTTAATCGATACAACGAAGATAGATTTCTAATACACGATTTTACTAAAGGACCAGCACCTTTGTCAGGAACATACGACATAGGATGGAGTGTTGAATTTGTTGAACATGTCTATGAACAGTATATTCCTAATTTCATAAAAGCCTTCCAATCTTGCAAAACTATATTAATGACGTATGCTCCTCCTGGTTGGGAAGGCCATCATCATGTCAATCTACAAGAAGAAAAATATTGGATCGATACTTTTAAAAATTATGGGCTGATCTATAATGAGGACTATACTAAACAAGTTCGAGTAGCATCAACATTAAACCTTAAGGTTAAAAAAGGAAAAAAAGCGTTTGTGAGAAACCGAGGGTTATTATTTATGAATTCAAATGTAAATTAATGTTACTGTTATGATTATTAATAAATCTAATTATAATATAGCTCATTTTATAGATAGTCAATTAGTTACTCCCTCTGCTGTTAAAAATGGAACTCACAGATACAATCATTTAAAATTTGCGATGGAACAGGTATCTATTACTGGAGAAGTATTAGAATTCGGAGTGTATAGTGGTGCTTCAATTAATATGATAGCTGAGAAATTTTTAGAAGACATAGTTCATGGTTTTGATAGCTTTGAAGGATTACCAGAAGCGTGGGCAATGACTAAAAAAGATATTACTAGAGGAAATCCTAGAGTAGCCAAAGGACATTTTTCAGTAGGCCAATTACCTAGTGTACATTCTAATGTTCGGTTATGGAAAGGATGGTTTAATTCTACACTTCCACTACATATTAAAGAAATTGCTCCGGCACAGATTAAATTTTTACATGTAGATTGTGATTTATATTCTAGCACAAAAACTATTTTCGATTTGTTAAACAATCACATTGTTAAAGAAACAGTTATTGTATTCGATGAATTTTATCCATTCAGAGACAAAACAGAATATGAACTCTGGGAACGTCACGAATACAAGGCCTTGAAAGAATGGGTTGAACGGTATGATCGAGAATTTACAATATTAGGACGTAGTAATTATCAACAATGTTCGATAAAAATATTAAAATAGTTGCCATTAAAGAATTGTTATGGGCTTATCATCCGTTACCTAATGATGTAATTATAGTACCATTTGACAATAAATCTGTTATAGATTCTGCAGACATATTATTACAAACAAATATTAAAGGCGGAAAACGAGAGAAAAAACTGGGTAAAATATATCAATATGTTATAGATAGCGGTAAGCCTTTTATCTGTGTAGAGTCAGCGGTGTTTAGAAGAAATATGCCAACTCCTCCAAACCCAATGGCATATCATCGATGGAGCTGGACTAGTTACTTTCGAGACGAGGGAGACTATTGTAATGAAAATAGCCCGCCTGATAGATGGAATCAAATTAAAACAGATCAAAATATTGAAATAAAATCTTGGAGGACAGAAGGAGAATATATCCTTCTTCTTTTACAGAGACCCGGAGATACCAGTTTAACTAAATTAATAGACAAACACGGTTCTTATGAAAACTTTGTATCATATACAATTAAAGAAATTAAAAAAAATACAGATAGAGATATATTAATTAGACCTCATCCAAGCAGAAAACAAGCACAAATAAAAATTATAGAATCACTGAATCTAACAGGAATAACAATAAGTAACACCCCTTCTAAAGAAGGTTCATTATCAGGAGGTGATGGACTTTATACTGATTTTAGTAATGCATGGGCAGTTGTTGGATTTAACTCCAACGCATTAACAGAAAGCGTGTGTGAAGGAATTCCAACGTTCAGTATGTGTCCAAGCTCAATGGCATGGGATGTATCAAACAAAAGTTTAGAAGACTTAGAAAGTCCAATGTTATTTGAAAGACAGCAATGGTTAAATAATCTTGGATATTGCCAGTGGCGAGAAGACGAATGTTTAAATGGAGATCCTATTAAACATCTTTTAAAACGGAGATAAAATGAAAGAACAAGAATACAAAGATAAAATGTGGGAAATAGCAAAGAGATACGATAAAAAAGCCCGCGGATCAAAATATGTACGTAGGTGGGACCACTTCTGGGACGAAAAACAATTAATAGCAGACTTATCTTTGTTAGAAGGAAATAACATTAAAAGTGTTCTAGATATCGGAACAGGTGTAGGAATGTTACCTTTTATCTATGAACAAAGAGGGCTTGAAGTTGAGGGCACTGATATTACCGAGGATATTACAGGAAAAATGTTTATAGAATGTTGTCAGCTTATTAATTTAAAAAGATTTGAACTCTGGGTAAAACCAAATCAGCCTATGAATTTACCAAGAAAATATGACATGATTGTAGCAACTAGAACAGAGTTTGATAGACAGGAAAACTGGGATTGGAAATACTTCTTAGATGACTGTTTCAATTATTGCAATAGAGTGTTTTTTAAATTAAACGAAGGCGGCAGTCTAAAGAAATACAATCCAGGATTTGCCAAAATATTGTTTAACAAAAAACCCGACGACACGTCTATCGGACACTGGTGTTTGAAAATAGATGAGGCTGAATGGAAGGAAATTAGGAAAACCTTTTGATTAATCTTCTTATATCTTGTGATCAATCTTATTACGAACTATGGGGAGAAACTTGTTTAAAAAGTATACAAAAATTTTCGCCAGCAGTTAAATTACACGCCAACATAGTTAATGCAACAAAAATAGAAGAACTTCCTGGGGTTAAGTATCATTATGATTCTCAAGAATTTTCATCAGAAGATCATAGAATTGGATATTTACAATGCTCTAGATTTATCAAATCTGCGGAGTTATTTCAAAATAAAGAACCGGTGGTAACTATTGATTGTGACACAATTTGTTGGAGAGAAATTACGGTTGAGCAATGGAATCGACTTTCATCTAACATTTATGTTCTTAGGCATCATAAAAAACCTAGATGGTTAGCAGGTCTAGTTAGTTTTGGTAGAGATAATAGTTTTCGAGAAGATCTAAAAAAACGATTATTAGAGTTTCCGTTTGACAGACTAAGATCAGGTATTGACCAAAAAGTTTTAAGAAATCTTTCCGAAACGTATGAATTTCATGAAACAATAGTCGGAGACATAATGAGCTTCTATAGAGGGCATGCTCCTTTAGTAACATTTAAAGGAGAACAAAAAGATCACAAAGAAAGTATGTTACACTATCATACCGTAAAGAGAAGTTTAGGATTATGATTTCAGATAGTTATAAAAAAATCTATACAGAGATACACGCTAAAACTAAATTTGGAAAAAGATCAAAAATTCCGGATTTTCTGCCTGTCTTTATAGAAAAAATATCTCCAACAAGCATTTTAGACTTTGGGTGTGGCAAAGGAAATCTAGTAGAAAAATTAAAAGAAGTTTATCCCAAAACAAATATCTTAGGATTTGATCCTGCCAACCCTAAGTTTGATAATTTACTATCTCAAGTAGACCTAATCATATCAACAGATGTTTTAGAACATATTGAACCCAATCTAATCGATCAAACATTAGAAGAAATAGCAGATAATTGCAATCATACCTATCATTTAATAAGTTGCGCACCTGCTAAACTTATTTTACCAGACGGTCGTAATGCTCACCTTATACAAGAAACTCCAGAGTGGTGGCGCAAGAAGTTTTTAGATTTAGGATTTAATATATACAAAGAACACTATGTAGAATTTGAAAAATTTTCAAAACAGCTTAACAAAAAACTTCCTGTAAAAAATTACTTCATTATGGGATCAAAACTATGAAATTTGTTAACGGGTGGGCTTTTCCGTTATTTGATTCTCATTTTAAAAAATACGTTAGTAACTACCCAGAAACTTTTTATCAACAAGAAGTATTCGAAGAATCATTAAAGTATGTAAAAGATTTCAAAGTAGCTATTGATGCTGGAGCTAATGTAGGGCTACATTCTGTAAGATTTGCAAAAAAATTTAATAAGGTATATTCGTTTGAACCCTCTGCTGAAAACTTTATATGTTTAGAAAAAAATTGTGGAAACGATAAAAACATAAAATTGTATAATCTAGGGTTAGGCAAAATCCAAGAAGATAAAAAATTAAAACTTCCAAAACTTTCTAATAATTGTGGATTGTTTTCTACATCTGAATATAATCTATTAGATGAAAGTAGTTTAAAAGAAGAACAAATAAAAATTATTACAATAGATAGCTTAGGGTTAGAAACAAATTTAATAAAAATTGATACACAGGGTTCGGAATTAGAAATTTTACAAGGAGCCGAAAATACTATTAATAGTTATAAACCTGTGATAACAGTAGAACTTGAAAGAAAAAAAATAAGAGAAGATGTTTCTATTTTTTTAAAAAAATTAAAATATAAATTAGTTAAAAAAATTGGAAAAGATAATATTTGGATATCATTATGACAGACTCATACATTTATGAATCTCCCGACGGGGGTGAAACAATATATCGTAGGAAATTTTATTCTGATAAAAAAGAAAAAGTCGGAGTATCGAAAAATGCCCGCATTAAAGAAGAAGAAGCACATTGGAAAGAAATATTGGAGGCCGCAGAAGACAATCCGGTCTTGCAAAATGCTATAGAACGTGTTAAAATGTTATATCATTTAACTAAAAAAGACACAAATGCCTAACAAATATGTAGATTTATTCAAAGATATGATACCCGCAGTCGATATGGGTATCAAAGAACTGTGGGATGCCGCCACAGACGAAGGCAAGAAAGAAATCAAATTAGATTTTTGGAATCTTAATCGGTATATCAGTAACGTCAAAACAAACAACAGAGAGCTTCAAGAACATTATGTTCTAACAGTTAATGAGTTCTATAATAAAAATTGGAATGAGATACAAAAGCATCCTAAGTTAGTTTGGATGACTCTAGCGATGTGCGGACATGAAAGCAAAAAAACACACTTCCATGAATGGATTCCTTTAAAAAGACAAAAAAACAAAAAAGAAGAATTCTTAGCTAACTTGTTTCCGGATATGAAATATGCAGATATCGAAACTATGGCTAAGATAACTTCGGACAAAGAAATCAAAAACTATTGCGAAAGTTTAGGTTGGGATAAGAAACAGATCAATGCTATCAAGTTTTAAATGTGAATATTGCGAAAAAGAGTTCGTCAAAGAAAAAACTTTGGCTGTGCATGTCTGCGAACAAAAACGTAGGTATCTCGCTAAGAACGAAAAACACACACAGATGGGATTAATGACCTATCAAAAGTTTTATGAATTCACACAAAAAGGTAAAACAACAAAAACGTTTGATGATTTTGTAAAGAGTCCTTATTACACAGCATTTGTGAAGTTTGGTAGCTTCATGGTTAATACAGCGCCAATATATCCTGAGCTGTTTGTAGAATATGTTGTTAAAAGCGGAGTGAAGCTAGACCACTGGTGTCGTGATGAATTGTATGAAAAATATATCGCTGACTTGATTAAGAAAGAACCAGCAGATGGTGCTATACAGAGAACACTTAAAACTATGATGGATTGGGCGGACGATCAGGAAGCACCATGGGAACATTATTTTAAATATGTAAATCTTAATCGAGCTACACACGATATTAAAGAAGGGTTAATAAGTCCTTGGGTGTTATTAAATACTAAGTCAGGCAAAGAAATGTTAAGGCAAATGAATGACGAACAATTAGAAATAGTAGGACCTATGATAGATCCTAAATTTTGGATGAGCAGATTCAAAGCAGTTCCTGCTGATACGGAATTAGTCAAAGACGTAATACACGAAGCGAGGATACTGTAATGAAAGACAAAAAGAAACCGCCATTGATTATAGAAGATTTAGAAGAACTAGAAGAAAATGAAGAGTATCTTAGTCCTGCAGATTTAGAGTTAGTAATTTTTGCAGTAGAAGAAGACGAAGCACCTGCAGTCTATGTTAAGATAATGAATTTTGATGATATAGAAGATGCAGAAGATTATGCAGAAACACTTAAGAAAAACCTTCCTTTATTATTATTAGAAACTACGATAAAACACTAATGCCTGATATAGATATAGATTTTTTAGATAGAGAAAAAGCACTCGAACTGTTTGATCATGTAGTTGCTAGTCGTATTGAAGATGGCAAGATGGTTAAACACAACACAGGTGTGTATCTGCATGATGTACCAGTTAATGCAGTAGAAGGACTATGTAGTGTTCCATATGATCAAGCGGACGAAGAGGGTTTCTTTAAATTGGATTTTCTAAATGTAGGCCTGTACAAAGGCATACGTGACGAACAACATCTTGTAGAACTAATGAATCAAGAACCTATGTGGGGACTGTTAGAAGAAGATGATTTTACAGATATGTTGTTCCACGTTAATGGACACGGTGAAATACTAAGGAAGATGAAACCCACTTCTATTCCACAACTAGCGGCAGTGTTAGCAGTAATACGTCCTGCTAAAAGATATCTCGTAGGTAAAGATTGGAACACAGTAATGCAGGAAGTATGGCAGAAACCAGAAGGTGATGAATACTTCTTTAAGAAGTCACATGCTACTGCTTATGCTGTTGCGATCGTTGTACAGATGAATCTAATCTGTGATTTTACAGTCCAATCAGGTGAGGAATAAACTGTTCAGCTATTTCTTTGTGGAATGAATAATCATAATGTTCTTGATCATCACCTACATGATGTTTTAAATGATCAATACCTTTTTCCTTTAAAAACTCAATACATGGTGTTCTTTCTAAAACAATATCTAGATCCCCGTAAACATCTAACTCGGTAGGTATGAACACATCTTTATTGAGTCTCCACATATAAACTTTAACATTTTTTTCTTTACACATTCTATCTATTAGACATAAATTTCTTGTATAATTTTGTTTAGATATGAACGTTTCCAATTCATTAAAAACTTTCATCTGTAGATAGTTTGCTGTTTCGAATGGCTCTGGTTTTTCTACATCAGGTAATATCAAATGATCCATGTGCCCTGGATATGTTTTAGCATGAAATAAGTAATGACCATTACAATCTTGTTGTATGTTGTCCATAAATCTATCAATATTGTCGTATTGGTCTTGATGAACCGTAAAGTTATCTAATGGAATCTCTTCTTCAAAGGTGCTATATAGATTGCTAGACAGCATCCAGCGATTCCAATATGTTGTTTGTAATATCAGTTTATCTATGTCAGGATACATATCAAGACAAAATCTAATCCAGTCGGGATACCTATCGTTTCCAACTCCTGGAGTCGCATATATTACACCATCTATATTATGTTTTTTACAGTATATTTCTGCGTAGTTATTAGGATGCCAAACTTTTGGAATGAAGATATCGGGCATAGGACCTTGGTCAATACTATATCCCGAAGTGTGACTGTCACCAATAAAAAGTATTTTACTCATATAGAGTAATTATCTTATTTGGTTTTTCTAACGAGTGTAATTGATTTACGTTTGATTCTTTTTGTGATTATATCGTTTAAACTTACTACAGGACCAAACAATACTTTAATATCCTTGGTATTAAAATTACGAATAGCGTATCGATAAGACATAATCTCCCTAGAAAGAAATATATTAATAGGAATTTGCCTATTGGATTCCCACCACCAAGCTTCTCCTAGTTCTAAGAATCTCTTTTTTTCTTCCTCTGAACGGATTGAAGTATAGTCGTACATACTAGTTATTTGAGCATCTTGATTAATAATTATACCAACGTACTCTTTATCTACGTGATTGACACACGCAATAAATGGGAAGTTTTCTTTTAGATTATCTGTAATTTTCATTGATAAATATTAGTAAAGGTCCAATGTATGCAATTAAGTTCAGTTTATTTATTATCAAACAAAATAGACGTATTCACGAATGCGTTGGCTTCCTGGCAAACTGAGAGGTATCGTAGAGTGTATAATCGCAACTTAAAAATTTATCGTAGTGTTGACAATCGTATTGATATACAGGTACGTAACTCAGATCAAAAAGCGCAAAACGTGACTGGGTCTACACTGGTATTTAACCTGATCTCTAGAGAGGATAAAAATTTAATTCTATCTAAAGATTGCATAACAGTAGATGCTGTAAAAGGTCGAGTTTATGTTAATTTGACCAAGGCTGAATTAGAAGATATTGAAAAAGGATTCTATGCATACAGTGTAGTGTCTGAAACTAGAACATCTGTAAATACAGATAGCACCACGGATGAATATACAGTATCAAATAGAAAAGCACTATATATTGATAGTCAATATGGTGTTGTTAGTCCTATAGAAGTGTCCGGGGATGTTTTAGGAGATACCACACAAACATTAACTGTTAATAAGTTTGAATATGTAAATCCTGCTACATTAGGAGAATCAGATCCAGACTATTATATTTCTAGTATTATAGACACTAAAGGCGAAAACGAAGTACCGCAAAGTCTGCACACTTTCCAATTTAACTTTAACAATTACATTGGGCAAGTTACTATTCAGGCAAGTTTAAACGAAGGAGGTGTACCTCACGAATGGGTTGATGTACAATCCTCAGATGTAACCCCGGGTTCAAATACATTTTCTGTTTCACTAGAAACTACATTATATAAAAATGTGGTAGGTAAATGGAATTTCTTTAGAATCAAACATATTCCGAACAATTCGAACACAGGAACGCTTGACACGATATTATACAGATAGTACAATATATGTATGACTCTGGTAATCGATTCTTTTAGAAAACTACTCCCTGCGAGAGCAAAATCCAATCCTAGCGGTTGGACATCATTTAACGCCCCTTGTTGTCAGCATCGAGGACATAGTCCAGATTCTCGCAAACGAGGTGGTATTAGATTTGCTGACGGTATTGTCTTTAACTGTTTTAACTGTAAATTCACTGCTAGTTGGCAACCAGGACGTGGGTTGTCTGAGAAATTTAAATCGTTGTGCCGATGGCTAGGTGCAAATGAAGATATGATCAAGGATCTTGTGTTCGAGGCACTCAAGACTGAATCCCCCGAATACAAACCAGAGTCTTTCAAGCCAAAAGTAGAATTCACCAAAAAGGATCTTCCCGAAGGCAGTCTTAGATTGCTAGATTGGATTGATACTGATCTGCCTAGTGATATCGAAGAAAAGATTGCAGAAGTCATAATGTATCTAGAAAGCCGAGGGCAAGATCCTTTGAGTGGTGATTTTTATTGGTCACCGTTAGGAGGATTTGATAAACGTGTAACTATTCCATTTACATATAAAAACGAGATAGTTGGTTATACATCAAGACGTGTTGATAAAGGAAAACCAAAATATCTCAGCGATCATCATAACGGATTTGTTTTTAATGTAGATAATCAAAAAGAAGAACAAAAATATATTTTTGTTGTAGAAGGTCCGTTTGATGCATTAAACATTGGAGGAGTAGCATTACTCACTAACGATGTTAATGACACACAGGCTAGGATAATTAATAGTTTAGGGCACGAAGTTATCGTTATTCCAGATCAAGATAGTGCTGGATTAAACTTAGTATCTAAAGCCGCAGAGTTAGGTTGGAGTGTAGCATTTCCAAACTGGGATGATCATATCAAAGATGTCAGTGACGCTGTACAACAATACGGTAAACTTTTTGTAATTGTTGATGCCATTAAAACTGCACAACAAGGACAAATTAAAATTAATGTTGCAAAACATAAAATGGAACAAAAAATAGAAAGGTTAGAATATGAAGAAAATAATTGAATGGCTTCTTAAACCCTATCGCAAATTCCAACAGCATAGACAATTTAAGAAAAGAATTAAACAACTTAAAAAACAGGATCCTTTTATATACAAATGATTACTTGGGGAATAAACGCACTCAATCACGATGCTAGTATCGCTGTTGTTAAAGATGGCGAACTGATTTTTTGGAAACGTTCTTCAGAATATACCAATGTAGTTGGCGATCAGTTCTTATGTCGTCAGCTCATACAGGATGCTACAAAAGCAGGTGGTTGTCATCCTAACGAAGTCGTCTGGTATGAGAATGCTTGGTTAAAGAAAACCAGACAATTATATGCAGGACAATATCGTTGGGCTTTTAGTTACAGCGAACTTCCTAAAGTATATTTGAAAAAATTAAAAATTAAATATCGTAAATTTAAATATGTTCCGCATCACTTATCGCACGCGGCCGCTGGTTACTTAACTTCTCCATTTAAGAATGCTGTTATCGTAGTGTTAGATGCACTAGGAGAATGGGAATCAAGCACTATATGGTATGCACGTGGTAGGACTTTTGAGAAAGTGTGGAGCCGTAAATATCCAACTAGTCTTGGATTATTTTATTCAGCATTTACAGATCTAATAGGACTAAAACCTATCAGTGAAGAACACGAACTACAAAAATTAAGTGATCAAGGAAATCCTACTAGATACAAATTATTAGTTAAAGATTTTTGGACTAGCGATTGGCAATTAAGACAGAATTTACACAAAGGTGTTAGAGACTGGAAAGGTTATTTCCAATATTCTGATCGTGCAGATGTTGCCGCGGCAGTACAGGAAGTATTCGAAAAACAGGCACAGAAAGTTTTTGATATCGCTAAAGAATACAGTGATAATTTAGTATATATGGGCGGATGTGCTATGAACAGCAAGTTTAATAAAAAATTAGAGAATCAGTTCAAAGGCATATGGAGTTTACCAGTACCTGGAGATAGCGCCAGCGCTATAGGATGCGCTTTATATAGCCAAAACACTAGAATAGAGTGGAAAGGTTCACTTGCAAAACACATTAAAATCAAGTATAATAATTAGATATGCAAAACAACGATTACGGACCAGAAGTACAAAAACTATATCTTGAACTGATGCTTTCAAATGCTGAAACATTTGTTAGATGCCAAGGTATCTTTGATCACACATTGTTTGATCGCAAACTACAAGATGCGGCGGAGTTTATCAACGAATATACCAAACAATACAGCGTGATGCCTGACTTTGATATGGTTAATACACATTGCCGTACAGATCTAAAGAAGCCAGAAGAGATCAAAGAAGGACACTTAGATTGGTTGATGGATGAATTTGAACAGTTTACTAGACACAAAGCATTAGAACGTGCGATCATCAATTCAGCAGATCTATTAGAAAAGAATGATTATGGACAGGTAGAATCCATGATCAAAGAAGCAGTACAGATAGGATTAGCCAAAGACTTAGGTACAGATTACTTTAGTGATCCTAGAGCTAGGCTACAGGGATTGCGTGACAAGAACGGACAGATTTCGACGGGATGGCCAGCGCTTGACAATCGTTTGTTTGGTGGCATGAATCGAGGCGAGTTGAATATTTTTGCGGGAGGATCAGGTGCTGGCAAATCCTTATTCTTGGCAAATCTAGGTGTTAACTGGGCGTTACAGGGACTCAATGTTGTTTATCTAACATTAGAACTTTCAGAAGCGTTAGTTAGTATGCGTATCGATAGTATGATCACAGGCATTCCAACACGTGAAGTGTTTAAGAGCTTAGATGATGTCGAGATGAAAGTTAAGATGATAGGCAAGAAATCAGGTAGCCTACAGGTAAAATATATGCCAAGTGGTAAGACATCTAATGATGTTAGAGCATATCTAAAAGAGTATGAGATTAAAGTAGGCAAGCGTGTAGATGTGTTGTTGGTAGATTACTTAGATTTATTAATGCCTAACAGCCGTAAGATATCTCCAGCGGATCTATTCATCAAAGACAAGTATGTAAGTGAAGAATTGCGTAACCTAGCGATGGAATTAGATTGTGTGTTCGTGACAGCGGCACAGTTAAACAGGGGTGCTGTAGAAGAAGTAGAATTTGATCACAGCCATATCTCAGGTGGTTTGAGCAAGATACAGACAGCAGATAACGTATTTGGTATCTTTACATCAAGAGCTATGCGTGAGCGTGGTAGATATCAGATACAGTTAATGAAGACCAGATCAAGCAGTGGTGTTGGTATGAAGGTTGATCTAGAATACAACATGGAAACACTACGCATTTCAGATCTACCAGAAGACGAGCAGGAACACTCAGGATCAGCACCAAGAGGCACATCTAGTATCATAAACGACATCAAACGAAAATCTAACGTAAATCAAGAAAACAGAGAAGAACCTACACAAGGCGTACCAGTAGGACGAGTCAAGGCACATGTTGAAAGCACCAAGTTAAGAGAAATATTAAACAACATGGGCGGAGATGAAGACTAGAAAGATACATTTGGCGTTTTGGGAAGAAACCTACGAATCTGAAAACATAGACGTAGATTGGCCTAGGATACAGCGTGAGCTAGGACAAGATCATCTAGAGTGGTTATTATCTCTGCCTCACGAGCGAGGACAGCTAATGGTAGAAAGATCCAATGGTAGGTATAATCTAGTAGCCGAATTCTACGATGATGTTACCGCTGTAGATTACCATTTAAGGTGGGCTAAATAGTGTATGCTTCTAAGAGAACTATACAACCTACACGAAGAACTTGACGGCGTCACGGTCAATCGTGACCTCAATCCTAAAATATGGTCAGATAACGGATTAAAACCCGAGATAACTGCCAAACTAAAGAAAATAGCAGATAGTTTTGAAACATTCATAGGCATAGATCTCGACATAGTCGATCTAACGCTGACAGGCAGTAACGCTAATTACACCTGGACACCTTACAGTGATCTAGACCTGCACCTAATGGTCGAAGGTGAAGTCACTGATGCTATGCGTGAATTGTTCAATGCTAAAAAAGCACTGTGGAACGAACAGCACGATATCAAGATCAAAGGTATACCTGTAGAAGTCTATGTACAAGGCACCCAAGAAGAACATCACAGCACGGGCGTTTATAGCATCAACGACAGCCAGTGGTTGGTCGAGCCCGTGAAACAGCGACCCGAGGTAGATGACTCTGCTATACAGGCCAAACAGGCCAGCATGATCCATGACATACAGCTAGCTCTAACTAACAGCGATCTAGATGATTTACGGACAGTAAAAGATCGTTTAACGAACATGAGAAAAGCTGGACTGGCTCGCGGAGGCGAATGGTCAGTGGAGAATCAAGTGTTCAAAAACCTAAGGAATCTAGGTGTCATAGAAGAGATAGTTGAAAAGATAAGAGCGTTAGAAGACCAAGAATTAAGCCTAGAGCAACAGACTCCCAGTTTAGATTAACCCTGCCTCGTCGAAGGCGTGTATTCCACCAAAAACCCCTGCCACGGCTCTCCAGTCCTTTCAGTCAAGGTCTGCGCTAACTGATCAGCCTGTGCCTGTGCTAATGCACGCTGGCTGTGCGGTATGTGATAACCATCTAGATTCTGCGTCTTTTGTGTAGCACCTGATAGGGTGTTACGGGCTTTGGGTAATAGATATGTTGGCATAATTGCTCCTCCCGTGTATTTATCAGCCGCAGAGCGGTAAAGCGATTTTTACAGAGCTACGAAGTAGCTGAGCGATAGCGCAAAAAATTTGGTAGCGACAGCTAGCGTGGCTGGTTAACAGATCAGATAATACCAGCAGAGTTGCTCCTGCTGGGTGCTCTACCTTGCTGATGAGGATGAACGTCGCACTAAGGTCGATTGTGCAAGGATTAGTAGTATATATGCACTAATACCAACAATAATAACAACAACACTACTATAGTCATGATTGGGTCGGGTTTTTTCACAGTAATTAAAAAAGCATGCTGTACAGTGCTTAGGGTTACATAGTGCTGTCAGCACGATATCGGACATAGCGTTCACTGGCTGGCATGCTTTATAGTATATATCGGAAAACAGCAGAAACTAGCCAAAATTGACGGTTAATGACGCTCTAGGACAGCGATGGCTCACTACTTGATGCAGGGTGCCAGCGGGTACAGCAACGGCTGAACTGCCCGTGAGCAGAACACTATCTTCACCTAAAAGCCACGTACACTCTCCATATAACTGCTTTACTATGACGTCATAAGGGTGCGAATGTGGTGGAAAGCTAGCGGCTCCACGATCCTGCTGTGACATGTATATGTTAGCGGTAAACTGCTGTCCGTATGCACGCAAGGTAGTGTCTATGGTGCGCAGATCAGGGTGTATATCCAATACGTCAATGAGCTGTATGGTATAGCCCGCGGTGTATATGTCCATGAAGCTACGGTAATCCAAGTATCCGTCCATGCTGTACATGCGTGCTACGAACTGGCGCTCTAACAGTCGACCCTCCCAGTCTATGACTGCTATGCTACCGTATTGATCAGTGTGCGAGTAGCGGAAAGGCCATCTCTTGCGGTTCTGTAGCTGATC